CTAACTTCAATACTTTAAGAAGAGCTTTAGTTGCACAAAACTATTACCACTATGACCAAGGAGACGGTCGTTCTTTCGAACTTCCAGGTGCTAACATCACAGTAGTTAAAACTTCAGGTTTAACTGGTTCTGATTACGTAGCAGCAGGTCCTTCTTCAATGATTGTAGCAGGTACAGGTTTAGAAGATGACGCTTCAACAGTACAGTTCTTTTTTGACAAAGGACAAGATGTTGTAAAATTCATCGCTAAATGGAGATTAGGTGTAGCCGTATCTCAAGTAGATCAATTCGGTACAAACGGATTAGCATAATTCAATAACTAGGGCCTTCGGGCCTTAGTTTTAACTAAAAAAACAAAGTATAAACTATGGCATGTAGCAATTTAACAGCAGGATTTACTTTAGACTGTAACGATTCTAACGGTGGTATTGACAAGATCTTTATCGCTAACGGACCAGTACAATCTATTACACAATCCTCAGGTACTATCACAGCAATTACTGTTGGTGGTGCAGCCCTTACGCCTAGTGACTTCTTTGGTTTTGACGTTCCAAGACAAACTAGTTCATTTACCGAAACTATAAATGTATCTCAAGAGAATGGTACTGTATTTTATGACCAAGCTCTTACAATGATATTCAACAAAATGGAAGCTGCAAAGAGAGATCAGATTTTACTGATGGCTCAAGCAACTGATATGGTTGTAGTATTTAAAGACAACAACGATAAGTACTTTAGCGTTGGTGTTGAAAGAGGTGCATTCATGACAGCAGGTTCATCAATATCTGGTACCGCTTATGGTGACAGAAACGGATATGAATTAACAATTTCTGGAATGGAAGAATCTCCATCATTTGAAGTTACTGGTAGTATAGTCGAGGCTTAATCATCGGCACTATTATATAAACAAGAAAGAGACCTTAACGGGTCTCTTTTTTTTTGAATTACAACTTGTAGTCTTTTTATATTTCTAAGTAGAAACACACATTATACAGTATGACAGCAACTATAACAGCAGAAGAAGCATTCTTTTTCATTAATAATCCTACTTCAGCACTAGATCTTAACGACACATTCACGCTTAAGTCACAATATTCACAAGAAATACTAGTAACTGTAGCATCTGGTGACTGGTCAATTGTTAGTGAGAATGCAAGATATGCAGAGTTTATGGTAGACTTACCAGCAGATTTTGAAGATAAACACTATAATGGTTTTTATACATGGACATTAGGTCCTTATACTGATATTGTAAAGATAATTACTAGCCCTGGAGGTGACTCAGGAAAAGTAGAATACATATCTAATAACGAAGAAAGAGACGCAGAAGTCTTCTATCGTCCAAATTATTAAAAAGAAATATGAGAAACACAAACCCAGAAGGATTATATAGTATTAAAGGTAGCAAGTTTGAAGCATTAGACCTACCAGTAATCCAAGAACAAAGAGGTAAAGACTATATTAAGTTCGGATTAGATAACTTATTTCCACAACAATTAATCGGCTTATACGATAGTTCTGCAATGAATCATACATGTATCGACGCTATTAAAGATGGTATCTTCGGAGAAGGTATTAAAGACTATGGTGGAGAATACATTAATACTGATGGAGATACTATTGACGAGATATTCTCTAGAATCAGTTTAGACTACACATTATTTGGTGGTTACTCACTAAACATTATATGGAATAAAGAAGGCACTAGAATTGCTGAAATTTACCACTTACCATTTGCAAACGTAAGATCAGGTAAACCGGATGACGAAGATAAGATACACAGTTACTACTATTCATCTGATTGGAAACAAATAAGAAAATATAAGCCAGCAGAATATAAAAGTTATGATCCAACTGATACTAAAAAAGATTCTGCAAGTCAGATCTATTATTGTAAAAACTACAACCCAGGTCAAGAGATCTATCCTTTACCCGCTTATATTGGTGGTGTTAATGATATTCAGCTTGATGCGAGGGTGTCGAGGTTCCATAACGCAAACATCTCTAATGGACTCGCACCAAGTATGTTCGTCCAATTTAGAAACGGCATACCTAATCCCGAAGAGCGTAGAGATATTTATAGAGAAATAGAAGATACATTCAGTGGAGAAGAGAATGCTGGTAGATTCTTCTTGGCTTTTTCTGAGCCAGGCAAAGAACTGCAGGTGACACCAATCGAGAATGCTAACGACGACTACTACTTGACACTCGAACAAAGAATAACGTCACGAATCTTAACTGCACACCGTATTACTTCTCCACTTCTTTTAGGTATTAAAGACGGTGCTGGTTTCTCATCTAACTCAGATGAAATCATTACTTCATATTCACACTTTATGAATACTGTAGTAAGACCTAAACAATCTAAAATTCTAGATACTTATGGTTACATTCTATCACTAGCTGGTTACAATGTTAAACTAGAAGTAGAACCAGTACCAATGTTAATTGGAACTGAAGCAGATGATCCTGCATTAGAAGAAGACATAACAAATATAGCAGACGTATAATATGAGCCAAACAGCACTTTTAGTATCGGAGCAAAGAATGAAGCAATGGACTCAATTAGATGACAATGTCAGACTAAATGAGATTACTCCACATGTTTTACAAGCTCAAGACATTTATTTACAAAATATTTTAGGTACAAGACTATTCGATAGATTAAAAGCAGGTGTAATTGCAGCTGACTTAAATGCTAGTGAAGAGATACTTATGAAGGATTACGTAGGACCTACTCTAATGCAGTATGCACTATATCTAATGTTACCAAGCATTAAGTATAAGATAGCTAATCAGGGGATCCTGAATGGCACGTCAGAAGAGACTTCGCCTACTACTTTAGAGGAATTACAATATATAATGCAGAGAACGTTAGATACTGCAGAATTTTATTCTAAAAGACTTACAAAGTATTTTATGGATAATCCTAACCTATTCCCAGAATATCAGAATCCTGGCACAGACGGTATGATGCCAGATAAAAGAAACCCCTATTTTAGCGGCTTAGTCACAGGTAGATCAAATTTATCATATTATGAAGAGAAATACGGAGAGTGTACAGACTGCGGTCCTTCCACGACAGTCCATGGCGACTAAGAAGAACGTACATAAATTAAAAATATACTTATCTAAAAATGGGAAGAGTGGACAAAATACTAAATAGTTGGGTAAGTAAAAAACTATTTGTTTTCGTTATAGCAACAGCTCTTGCACTTTTTGGCGACTTAACGTCAGCAGATTGGGTAGTAATTGCAACAGTATACATTGGTACGCAAGGTGCTATCGATGCTGTTAGTAAGCTAAAAGGAAACAATTAACTAATAAATTATATTTCTAAGTAGATGGATATATTATCAGTAACTAAAGACTATGTAGAGTGTGCCTCAGGCGGTGCAGTAACTACTCCTACCAATGGTAGTTGGATTTCAGCATACGCAATACACCTTGGCGCTACAACCATTGTAAATGGTTCATGGCTACAAACTCTATGTGCACAATTAGGTATAACCTCACCAGTAAATGGTAGTTGGGTTATTGCCTTAGCTGCATATTATGGTATAACACAACCTAAAAACGGCACATGGTGGTATGCAATCGCTGATAACGCATGTAATGGTACACCGCCAATAGGTTTAGTATGGAATACAACAAACACAGAGTGGCAGTTAGAAACTAGCACATGGAATTAAAAATTAAATTATATAATTAAATTATGGCAACATTAAACGGACAGCAGATTAGCGCAACCTATGAAGGGCTAATTAAAACTGCTAACAATCAAGCGGGGGCACCGTTTCCACCTGCTAAATTACAATACGGAGATGGTACAGATACACCTATCACAATTGGTGATGGTTCTGGTATAGGTCTTGGTGATATTGTTACACTTACATCAGGTACTAGAAACATCGATCTAAACTCAAACAATTTAGCCCTAAACGGTATAACCACTCTAGATCCTCTGGCAGGTACTGCAACTTTCGTAAACGGTACATTTAACTGGGGTCTACCTTTTCCTGGAGCACCAGCAACTTCAGTAGATTTTACAAACGCTACAGTAACTGGTTTACCAGCTAGTACTGATACTACTTATGACTTAGCTAGTGCACAAGCTGCTGCAAATGCAACCATTACTTTAACTGGTTCAGATGCAACTACAGATACTATAACTCTAGCAGCTGGTACTAATATTACACTAACAGACAATGGTTCTAATCAAATTACTATTGACGCTGCAGGTGGTAGTGGAGCTGCTGGTTTAGTTAATGGAACTGGAACAAACAGTTTAATAAACGCTGCAGCATTAACTACTAACCCTGCCCTTGCTCCAACTACAGGTTCTATTTCTTTAGGAGATGGAGCTACAATTGAAGCAAATGCTACAAGACCTACATGGACTGCTTTAGGACATATTGCTATTGGTAAAGGAGCGCTTGTTGAAGAAGATAGTTTTACAGATGCTTACAATAATGCTTGTATTGCTATAGGTGATGGTGCTATAGCGAATCCATCTTATGATGGAGGAACTATTGCTATTGGCGATGACGCACATGGTGAAAGAATGCACGCTATTGCTATTGGAGCAGATACAGTAGCAGATCAATTTGCTATTGCAATGGGACAAAACGCTGGAGCTACAGGTGGAATATCTATATCAATAGGTAGAAACTCAGACGCAACTAGTACTAATGGAATAGCACTTGGAGAACAAGCACTTGCATCCGCAATCGATGCTGTCGCAATAGGTAAACAAGTAACAGCTGCAACTGCAAATACAGTTTCAGTTAAAGCCTTAGAAATACAAACAGATTCAACACCAACTGCAGGTGGTATTATTATGTCAGATGCAGGTGGAACAGATAGAAGATTAAACATTGATGCTTCAGGTAATTTACAAATTGACTCAGCTCCAGCAACAGGTGCGGTATTTACACTACCAAGAGTAGGAGGATTAGTACAGGCAAGTGGATGTGATGTTATTCAATCTTCAGTCTTAATACCAGCTAATACATTTAAAGCAGGTGATATGTGGCAGTTAACTGGAGCAGATAGTGCAACAGGTAGTACTGGTTTTGTATACTCTGCATTTTGGATTTCTACAACAGGTACAGTCGGTAACGCTGCTACTGAGATAATGAATCTAGGACAAAATGAAAGTTCAGCCGCAGCATGGTCAAAAGGCTATCAAAAAACTATATACGTAGGTACACAAGATGGTACTGGTATTGGATCTGAGGTAGTATGTTCAGGATGTGCATCAGATGCTGATGGTACTATTAACAGTGGTATGGTAACATATACTCCAGATTGGACATCAGATCTTTATCTAGTAGCTAGAGTATGTGTTGATAACTCCGGTGCAACTTACGTTAACCACGGTGCAACACTAAGAAAGATTAACTAAATCTGAAACAAAATTATATAGCGATATATAATACCTGAGGTTTGTCATTAATCCTCACAAGACCATTTTGCATGGTTGTTTATTTTATTATTATTTATTTAGAAGGGTCCTCATTCGAGGGCCCTTCGGCCTTTTATAGGAATCCGACTTTTTTCTGAAACAAAGGGAATATATAAGGTATAACTAATAATATAAAATAAACAATTATGGAAGAACAATGGAAACACTTTGACACCACACATACCGGTGGTCCACATGACGATAACTTATCTAGACAACGATACTGGTGGATCTCAGACCACGGTAGAGTAAAAGTAACTACTAACTATAATGACCACGTCAGGTGGCCTAAGATCAGCCTTACTGGTGGTGCAGAAGGTACTAGATACGCTGCCTTAGCTCCAAACTATTTACTAAACAAATACGTACATAAAATTGTTGCAATGTTTTTTTGTGATAATCCATTTGGTATAACTACTGGTAGAGAAGTTACAGTAGATCATCTTGACGGTAACAAGACTAATAATCATTATACAAACTTAGAATGGGTAACAATGGAAGAGAACGTCCATAGATACTGGATGAGAAAGTATAATAATGAATGGTCACAAAGCGATCAACAGATTATAGCACCAGATGCTACTAGACAAGACGTAGACGCACATATAATAAATCTACATATAAATGAAGGCATGTCACGTAAAGAGATACAACAACATCTTAGTATGACACAGGCTAGAGTCGCAAGACCTATTAAACAATATTTAGAAACAATAAAATAATCATGGAAGATAATTACACAAACATCCCAGACTCATGGATTAAAATAGATGAGAAGTATAGACTACTTATTGCTATTATTAAAAGATTTAGTTCTAAAGGCAAAACATTCTTTATGGCTAATAAGACTGTAACTAAAAAGTACGGTATACCTTATATGACTGTACGTAGACGTATGCAAGTACTAGAAGCTAATGAAATAATTAAATTTGTTGGATGGCATACAAGTGGTACTAAAATGTATAAGATAGATGAAGATGGTCTAAGCTTTGCTATTATTCACGGTATAACTAACAAAGTGATCAAAGCTAACACTGATCATTCTGTTAGTGACACTGATCAATCTGATAGTCCACACTGTTCAAATCGATCAGAGTACACTGATCATTCTGTTAGCGACACTGTTCAAACTGATCAGCATACCATTAGAGTACCAGTAGAGGTTACCAATAGAGAAATACCAAAAGAAGTACCAGAGCCTGAAGACTTTCTTTGTAAATTTAATAAAGATAAAAAAGAAAAAACTCAAAAAGAAATTGATATTGAATTATTTGCTCTAACGTTAGACCGATAAATATAACATGGAGATACAAATTAAAGTACCTGAATGGGTAAACACTGACGATGAAGGCATTTGCATGTTATTTGCATTCTTACGTAGAATAGCAATTGAGTATGAACTAACAGATAAAGCACTAGACGTGTATGGTTCTGATATTAGACGTATATTAGATCGTGAAGAGAATAACATACATGACATAATATTAGAGCATGTTGATACCAAACAGTGTAAGATAGCTAAACTTAATCGTGAGCATTTTGTATTTTACATGAAGTGTGTCAGAAAAGGTGTTAAAATCGTTACACTTAAAAACCATTCATCACATGTAAGATGGGCATACCTAATAGGATGTACTAACTATAACTTATTAGAACCAGACAGTAATAGCATAGATAAAGAAGGTGGTAGACCATATTATACACCTATGGCTAGACTAGATAGAGAGATATGGGGATTTACTGGTAGAGGCACATACGAAAGATGATAGCCATGAAAAGAAAAGCCTGGAAGATAATAGGAGTTTACTTTAAAGCAGACGAAGATACTCGTCAAGGCTTTCGTGATATTATGTTAGATAAGTATTTAGATGAAAGTATGAATAATGTAGAAGAGGCATTGGCCCTAATGTCATTTAGATACGAAATCGCATTACGCGAAGAAGCATACGAAGAGTGTGCAATAATGAAAGATATATTTGA